ACGCCCGGAAAGCTCCGAGATCGGAGATGCATCTACGACAAAAACATCCGCCACGGACCTCGAACGGTCGCCGGAGAGTACCGGCACCAGCTCGTAACAGGTCCGGATAACTTTCAGGAACCCTCCCACCGCAACCACTGAATCCGGGCTCTCCCACGTCGCACCGTCTTCCCACCAGCCAAGCCATGACCGTTCGATGGCGGCAGATTCACTGCGGAAACGCCCGGAAAGCTCCGAGATCGGAGATGCATCTACGACAAAAACATCCGCCACGGACCTCGAACGGTCGCCGGAGAGTACCGGCACCAGCTCGTAACAGGTCCGGATAACTTTCAGGAACCCTCCCCAATACGGGACAATGTGAGCGTCCCTGATCCACGGGACAGACTCGTCACGGCTGATCATGCCGCGAAACACCACGTACACCGCGTTGGAACGCCTGCGCCCGACGTCCACCAGCCCGGATACGAACCCACTACGCACTGCGCGGTTCGCGGTCACCACCACCAGGTCGTTGTTGGAATCCCCAACCTTCCTGGGCAGGGCTAGGATGTACCGACGGTAAGCATCTTCCACCCAATCCGGATTTTCGCTTACCAGTTCGCAGCGCGCGGTGAGCTCGGCGGCATAGAGGGCCCTGCGCACGGTCCTCCAACGCAGGGGATCCTCCCCAGCGACCACCGCCAGCCGGCGACCGCTCCTCCGGAGGCTCTCCCCCATCCATTCGATTTCTATGCGGGGGTCCGGCAGCAGGATCGCCCCTCCTTTCTTCCATGGCTTTTCGATCACCGAAGCATCCGGCATTCCCAGGGCCTCACAGGCCGTTTTGATGATGGAAAACGCCGTATCCCGCACTATGCACCCCGCCCCATATCCGGACTACTGTTCAAAAACGTTCAAAACCCGTTCAAAAACGATCAAAATCATTTTTGCATGCCACACAACATGCCCCGCTTCAAATTGCCCTGAAGGGGCAAAATACGCCTTTTCAGCAATTGCCACCGAAAGCCCTTTTCATGCCCGAAAGCATCGTGTCCTTCGCCTCCTCCATGTCCTCCGCGTTAATCCCGATGAATGGCCGGGCGGGCATCGTCACTTGTTGGGCGGAAACCCACTTGCCCCCCACCTGGAAGCGTAACATCGAAGCTTTCTTGGGCTCTATCTCCCCCCCGAACTGGTGGATGGCGGCATATTCCTTGTTCGTGCCCACCACCACCGTCGTGGGGCTCGCTTCGTAAACGATGGAATTCTTGAGGGAGGCCGTTTCCGTAAGCGTCTGCCCGCCTTCGGATTTCGCGCGCGCGGACTCTTTCCACCGGTTTCCTTCCGGGTCGGTTACATCCTTGAACCGCTTCCTTGTGGAAGACACCAGGGCCTCCCCCACGGCTTCGGCCAGGTCCTGGGACTTGCCCATGAGATCGGCCGCGCGGCCCACGGCGTTCGTGATCCGGCTCATGTCCATCCTGAAGGAGGTCCCCGTTTTACCCATCAGAATTTTCCCCACAGGTCTTCCGTGAACATCCGGTCCTGGGCGGCCACATCCACCCCGCCGGCCTCGGGAGCCCTGTCGTCCAGCCCGTACCCCGGCTTTCCTTCCCGAATGGAGTCCAGGTCCTTGAGCGCCTGCCGGTAGAGCCCCTGGAGCGGAACCCATTCGTTCCCGCTCGAAGCTTCGGTATCCATGAGTGACGTGATCTCGCCCACCAGCCTCCAGGCCGCGACCACCGCGCAGATCCTGCGCACCGTGGCCGGGACCGAATGGAGCGGAAGATCATGATTGGCCCGCAGGGCCTCGTCGATCTCGGCGCTCACCTGGGCGATCTGCCTCGCCGTGCTCCCCGGGTTGATCTCCTCGATCCGCGCCAGGTAGGCCTGCAGCAGGTAAGTGTTCAGGTCGGCTTCTTCGCAGTAGGCCATCGCGTCTCCTCTACCCTCCAGTCGCCCGTTAGCTCACCACGGTGGCCTTGCAGATCCCCTCCATGTTCGGGAGGGGGAACGGCTTGCTTTCTGCCACCAGCTTGTACCCGCTCGGGTCCTCGATCTTGATCGGCTTCACGAAAAAGGGCATGGGCTGCAGGTTTGCGTCCAGGTCGTCTACGGCGCAGTAAACCAGGCGGTGCCCGGAGTCGGTGGCGATCATCACGACGTCTTTATCGGCTACAGTCGGACTCAAAGTTCCCGTTTGTGGATTGCGGTTCTTTTCGATCCTCCGCTCGATCAGGTAGCCTCCGACATTGATCCCCTGCTGCGTCATTTCCACACGCAGCTTGGCCGTGGTGACACTCGCTTCGGCCAGGGCGAAAAGCCGTTCGTATGCGGTCTTTCCGGCCCAGATCTTCACCGTCGATCCGTATCCCTTTTCCTCGAGGGCCTCTTCCATGGCAACTAGCGTCATGTATACGTCCTTCAACTTGGATCCGTCGGCACTCCACATGGTACTCGGGGTCACGGAGAGAGGAGAGCCGAAGAGCACCTCGTAGGAATCGAACCCGCCCCCCTCGAGCTGCACGGGCCAGGCGAGCGTCCCGCTCAGCACCTTCGCGCACATGGCTTCCGTCGTCTTTCGCACCACCCGGCGAAGCAGTTCTGTTTTCTGGACCGCCCACGATTCCCGCCCCGCGGCTTTCAGCACCTGGAGATTATTGAGGTCCTGCCCCGTCACCTGGATGTTCGGCCGGATGGGGAGCGGCTCATAGAAGGAAATGCTCCCGCTTTCCGACGTGGCCGGGATGGAGGGAGCGCCGCGACGCACCACGGGCAGGGTGTTGGCCACGGACCGCACCAGGTCCGCGCCCACCACGGGAAGCCCCAATTGGGGACGGTCCGTGAAAATATTGTCCATGAGCGGCGTTCGGAGCGGAGGCAGCGACGTCAGGTAACGCACGATGCAATCCTTGGTGAATAGCGTCTTCAGATCAAACATGGCTTGTCACTCCTTTCACTACATCGCCCAGATGCCCTTGCGCGACAGGCGTTTCAACTCCGTTGACGAAGGGGCGGCCTTGGCGACCGCGCCCACCTTTAGAGCGTCCCGGCGCACGGTCCCGTGCGGGATGTAGGTGGCCGACGCCGTCTTGGCCGTATCCACCGTCTCATCGAGGACTCCCTCGATGGCCCGCGTGTAATCCGCCGTAACAGCCGCTTCGTTGGCCGGAGCCGCGTTGAAGGTAACGGACAGCGCTCCGGTGGCGTAGTTGATGGTCCCCTCACCTCCCGCCGCACTGCTCATCCGTCCCAGGCCGTCATCCGTAAGGGTCTCCGAGCTGCCCGTCACCGAAACGGTCCCCGGCTCGATGGGTGCCTTGGAAAGGGTGTCGGCGAAGGCTTTGTTGGTCCCGTTACCGGTCCCCACCGCTTCGTCTTCCACCGCCTCGTAGGGGATCAGCTCGTCCGATCCATTGCGGCTCAAGAGCAGCCCAACGGGCAATACCCCTTGCGCCGCGGCGGCCTTTCCCGAAAGAATCATGGGACCGTGCCCGTTGGCCCGCGCCCGCTCGTCGTCATAACTCACGGTTCCCAATGCTGCATTGATCGTCATTCGTTGCTCTCCTTCCGTCTCTGCGGCTCATGGCTTTATGCTACGAACCGTCACACGCACTTCGTCAAATCCACCAACTTATCCTTGTCCTCGCCGCCGTCCGGAGCGGCAAACTCGGTGGTCAGCTTCCGGTCGGGCATTCCGGAGAGCAGGTCGAAAAAATGCTCCACGGGAGGCTTCTTCCCCGACCCTTCCGAAAGCTCGATCTCTCCGCCAGCGCTCCCCAAAGAGAGGGCCAGCGTCTTCACGAGCGCGCGGTCCGTGGGCAGGATACGGTTTCCCTCGATGAGCTTTTCAATCCGACCCTCGATCTCTTTTTCCCTCTGCTTCGCCTGGTATGCCGAAAGCTCCGCCGCCTGTCTTTTGGCCTCCTCTTTAGCCTGGGACGCCTCCGCCTCCATGGCTTCCCGTTTCCTTTTTTCCTCTTCCAGTTGCCTCTGCAGTTTTTCCACCGTCATTTCATCCCCCTTGTCTCCAAAATCCTCTTCCGAAAACTCGAATACCTTCGCATCACCTTCCTCCGCCTCGAACTTCACGCTCCGAAGTCCGGAAACGGCCGGGGCCGCGGCCCCCAGCAGCCCCACATGCCGAAGTGTTTTCCCATCCGGGAAGAGGGCGATGGATACCTTCTTGTAGCGCCCCTGGGCCACCAGCTCCTTCACGCCGTCCGCCACCTGGGTGAACTTCCCCTGCAGGACGTCCCCGTTTCTCCGCAACGCCTCCACCCATCCATAGGCCGGAGCGTCGTCTTTCGGGTGGCCGAAGACGAGCGGGGCCTCACGTTTCTTAGGGTCGTAGCTCTCCACGATGGCGTCCAGGTCTCCGGCCGTAAACGTTACCTGGCAGCCGGACTTGGCCACCCATGTCCCGGTCCGACACAGATCGATCCATCCACTCATTTCAGCTCCGCTCTTGCATCCGCAATAAAACCTGTTAAAATCCCTCTTGAGTGGCGGCGTACCCTGAACCTCTCCGGGGAGGGGGTAGAAGCAAGGGTGCCGCCCGCCCGCGCGGCCCCGGATCGTGCGGGCCACTCCCGGCAATCATTCTTCCCTGTAAAGTAAAATCCCGGCCCTCTGCCGTTCCAGGTATTCCAGCATACCGGACTCATTCCCCGTCTTGGGAGTGAACACGGTGGCCGCATGCCACACTTTCCCTTTCAACAGGTTGAAAACCGCGAATCCCCCTATTTCATGATTCCGAAACGAAAAGAGCCGTATCAGGCGGAGCACGGCCATGGGTCTGCCCGACACTTCAGCCGGTACCCTCCACACCTCGTAGGGATTCAGGATCGTCCTGGCCAGGAGCTTCACGTAGCGTTCCCGTCCCGATTTCTTGACTTTCCAGTCCCGCGTGGACTTGCCCACGAAGAACCCCTTGCCGATGACCACCGGCGTCCCGTCAGGAAGCTCGTGAATCCTGGTCCCATCGAGCTTTGAAATCCCGAACTCCTTGAGAAATGCCAGCACGTACTGTTCGTCCTTGAGTCCGCTCGCCATGATATCGTCATCGACTACCGGGAGCAGGTGCCGTGCATCGATGCCGGAGAGGGGAGGGCGGCACGATTCGGACGTGAGCTGGACCGTTCCTTTTCCCTTCCTACAGAGCGAACCCCGGAAGAGGTCCAGGATTTCGCCGCCCTCGAGCTCCGAGGGCGTCAGCGTCGAAAGCCAGTCCTTCGCCGGGTGCGTCGAAAACCCGGGGTCGGGCATGAGCGGCCGGGCAATCGTCTTCTTGCCCGTCACAGGGTCGATGGGCTCTATGAGCATCCCGGTGATGTCCTCGGTTTCGACCGTCAGCCCCTCGCGCACCACCTGCCGCTCCGAAAGCGTCCTCACGCCGCATCTGCACCTGAAACCATTTGGCGGGTACCAGGTGTCCCAGAAGGGATGATCCGCCGGGTACACCTTGCCGTCCATGGCCCGGTGCGTGGGGCGGGTCCTGCGGTCGTTCACCGCGTCGTACTGCCAGTAGGGGCGAGACTCCTTCACCCTCTGCATCTGGGCGTAGCGCCCCAGGTGGTAGGCCGTCTGCAAATTGGTCCTGAAGATGTTGTCGAGACGGAACGACCGCCCCTTTTCCGTCCACCCGAGAGCATCCCAAACCTTTTGGGTGTCCTTCTTCCAACTTCCGAAGCTTTGTCCTTCCGAAAGGGCCTTGTACATCGACCCGTAAAGCTCTTCGAGCAGGTCTTCCCGGCTGATCCCCGAGACCGTGAAGGCCCGCGAGCGCGCCTCCAGCTCCAGCTCGTAGAACTCCCGCGCCTTCATGGGGACCTTGGTCTTCCAGTAGGCCATGGCCTCCCGGGGAGGCAGGGGAGTGACGGTCACGTCCGCCGACTTGACTCCAGCCATCAGTTTTCGCCTTCCGCCAGGACCGTGGTCCGTCCCCAAAGATTGGCCGCCAGGATACCCCTCAGCAGCACGTCTCCCAGCTCATCCTTCCGCCCCGCCTCCTCGAAGATTTCAGCCAGCAGTAGCAGGAGGTCTTCCGGGGTTTCGGCCCGTGCAATCGCCTCGTCCACCTTGTTCCGTAGATCTCGGGACACCGCCAACGCCTCGTCCAGGCACCTGGCCGCCAGGTCCTCTATGGCCTGCTGTTCCGGGGTGTACCCTCCCGGAGCGCCCGGAGGCGCTGCCATAGCCGTGCCTTCCCGCCCGCTCCGATTCCCGTCTTCCCGCCCTTTCTCTTCAGGGTCTCCTTCTTGATCTCCTTCAATATTCCCCACCCGATCTTCTTCAATATTCCCCCTTTGAGGGGGGGCAGGGGGGGTGTCCGAGGCCATAGTGAATTCGTCGCTCTCCAGGCTGTAACGCCGCTCGAAATGCACGGGCAAAAACCGAACACCCACCGAATGCAGCTTACTGTCGCGCTCCGCCAGCTCCTTCAAATCTTCCGGCTCATCGAACTTGAACGCAGGCGTAATGGCCGAAGCATCGTTCACCTGCCCGTAGATCCAGGCCACTTCCTCCATGAAGGTGCAGATGAGCGCCTCGTCAGCCTCACGGTAGTCGTCCAGGACGCTCAGGTGAGTCTGTGCCGCCGCGAGACTTCCGGCACTACCGATGTCCGCTGTAAGCGTCTGACCCATGAGAACGAAGGCGATCGCCTTGTCCATTCGGTCCACCAGCGCCGAATGCAGGTCTCCCGACGCCTTGCCGTCCGCCAAATGGATCTCGACTTCACTGCCGCCCGTCACTACCGCCACAGCGTCCCGCACCATGGCCGAAAGCCGCGAGAGCATTTCCGACCGCTCTTTCTCGTCCGCTCCCTGGCGCGCCTTCCCGATCACCCAGGGCATCCCGAATTTTTCGCACAGGGTCGCCCAGAACCGTATGCCGCCCTTCTTGATGGCCACCGGCCACAGGCAGCGGCTCAGCAACCGCAGCCCGTAAGGGTTCGATGCGTCGGGAAAATGCCTGGCGACCACCAGTTTCCCGAAGGGGACTTCGCCGGCCTCGTCGCCCAAAAACACGGGCCGGTGCGCCGCGTTGAAGCCGAACCATTCATGAGGGCGGGGTTTCAGGTCCTCGATGTGCATCCAGCCGCCCTCGGCCCGCCACAGGACCTCCACCGGGGTGAACCCGAAGTAGGGAGCGTCCAGCACCTGGGAAAAAACGTTGTAGAGGTCCACCCGCTCCAGGTCTTTTTTTAGGGCCATGGTCAGGGCTTCCGATCTCTTGTCCGTCTTGCCTCCGTCGCCGCTCCATGGCTCGAAGGCGAAGTTGCGCTTCTTAAGTGTGCCGAGCTTCCGGCTCTGGATGCACCCGATCACCTTGTCGTCAGCAAGCAGTTCCCGCAGCACCCACACCCCGTCTCCCGACTTTCTCAGGACCGGGTCCGGATCGGGCATGGTCCCCAGCCACGACATGGGATCGAACCCCACGGACAGCGATGCGTAAAGCTCGCCCTGGAGACTCTCCAGCCTGGCGGATGCGCTCTCTCCCGAGGCGAACAGCCTGCCCTTGAACCTGTCCAGTATGTCCGTCAGTCTCTTCAATCGTTTCTCCTTTGGCTCACGGCTCATGGTTGACTGCCTGAAGAAGTAGGTTGGGTTAGGCGCGTACTTTCGCGCCGTAACCCGACAAAGCCCCCTCGCCGTGAGCCGTCAACCCTAATATCCGGCCAGCATCCGCACACTCTCACGCGGACCGGCCGTCAGCACCTTCAGCTCCTCGCCCGGATTCACACCGCCGTGGATGGCCAGCATGTGAGCCCAAAATTCATCGGCGTGCCCCACCTCGGAGCGGTCCGCGTCGAACCTGGGATTCCCGGCCGCCGTCATGATCTTCCGTACACTGTGGTGCGATTCCCTCACCGCCTTTTCCCCCGGAATGCGCACCAGCCGGTCCTCGAAGAGCTGCTTTCCAACCACGGCCAGCACCTGCTTGGCCGCCGCCGTGAAAAGTACCCCCTCGACGACCCACCCGTGCCGCCGTTTGGCGTCCTCAACCATCTTTTCCCCCATCCCCGTCTGGTCCATGCAAAGCCGGATCACCCGGTACGACCGCATCACCCGGTCCAGCTCCGCGTCCTGCTCGGCGAAGCTCATGTTCTTCATCCTCACCACCTCCCGCGTCCAGAACACGTCGCCCACCTTCTCGCATACCCAGATGACCGTAAGGTCCCGTCTGCGCCCGATGTCCATCCCGACATAGGATTCCCCGCCTCCGTAGAGCTCCGGCTTGCCAGCGTCCCCGTGCTCGGCGCTCGTGATCAACTCCCAGGTCAGCCAGGCCGTGGCCTCGTCTATCGGGTTGCACATGTATTCCTGCTGCCAGGTCTCTTCGTCCCCGGCCTGCTCGCGGCATTCCTCCAGCCATTCCCGCCGCTCGGCATCCGTCAGCGCCCGCCCCATGATCCGGTCCGCAAGCCCCTGGGCCACCGCGTCCTCGATGGTGATCGTGTGCAGGCTCCAGGCGTTGCCCTTCTTCGCCTCCTCCACCATGCGGTAATAGCGGTTCCCCTTGCCGTTGTAGGTAGATAGCACCCGCACGGGGAATCCCCACGTGATGACCGGCAGGGCCGCCTTCCACAGCTCTTCGGGCTGCTTGTGGAAGGCGTATTCGTCCAGCACGAGCTTGCCGCCCTTGCTCCGGAACGCCTTCGGGTTGCTTGAAAGCGCGTTGATCCGCTTCCCGTTCGCAAACTCTATGGTGAGCGCTTTTATGTCGTCCTCGCGACTGATCACCGTCTCGCCCAACGCCCTGGCCGCTATCTTATAGAGGTCCGTCCACTGCTCGCAGTACCGGATGTATTCCTTGGCCGCCGATTCGTCCGCAGACGAGAACCAGATATCGAGGCCACCATCCCGCCTGGCGCAGTCCACCACGTCCTCGTAACTCTGAGCGTACGTCATGCCCACCCGGCGGGACTTTTCCACGATCTTGAACCGAGAGCGGTCCTGGACCCATTTCGATTGGTATGGCAGGAAATATTTCGATCCCGGATCACTCATCAGCGCACGATTCCCAACACCTGTTCCTCGATCTGGCGAATCAAATCCTCTGAAAGACCACCGGACCGTGCAGCCGCGGCGATCTCTCCGGCCGTCTGCTCCACCTTGCCGCGAAGCTCCTTTTTGAGCTTTTCACGCTGCACGCTCGATGACTGGAGTTGTGCCACTCCCTTCATGAGAGACGCGCTCTCCTTCGCATCCAGATCACCGTCGAGCAGGCACTCCAGCGCCCTCTGCATCAGGATCTTGCTCGTGGCCTCCTCGAGCACCAGCCCATCGCCGACCTCCGAAATCAGCGCCCTCGACTTGTCCTCTATCACCCTGAGTCTGCGGTACGAGTCGAGAAATTCCTTCCCGTACCGGCCTATGGCCGATCGACTGATGTCATACCCAGCCTCGTCGAGGAACGCCTTGATGTCATCATAGGTGCACCCGCCCTCGACAATCAGCCGATCCACCTGTTCGCGGATTTCCACAGGCAACTCGTCCTGGATGCGCCCGTGGCGCCTGACTTTCGCGGCCATCATTCAAGCTCCCGCTCAAGCTCGTCCACGTCAGCGCTGACCTTCAAGTACTCGTGCCTGATGCGGTGAAGTTCCGTCACCAACTCTAGTGCCAGATCGGTCTTCAAGTCCTTGAGTGGCATGACGGATGCCGGTTGTATGATGTGCTTCAATCCGGTGATCACGCCTTGTGCGCGAGTCGCCAGTGTCATGCGATCCCTTTTTTTTTCGTGGAGCGCCCCCTTCAATATCAATCTATCGCTCATCATTCCCCCGCCTTGAGCCTTCAATATCGTACTCGGATGTCGTCTTGTGCCTCACGAGCGGACAATACTGGTTGGTATCAATCTTGCCCTCCACCCGCACCATGATCGACGTCACCATCAGGCACACTTCCTGCTGATTGTCGCAAATCCGGTTGAACGCCTTCACCAGCTCCACGTTGTTCTCGTACCACCGCTCCTGTTTCACCATGTGTTCGCGGTACTGTTCCAGCATCTCCATCGTTTTCCTGGAGTCCCACCACCACATGAACAGCACCAGTCCTGGCAGGCCAAAGCCAGACAGTATCTGGAGCACCTCCTTAATTGCCATCGATTCCACAATTAAGCTTCTTTAATGAGCGCAACAGCCATCTCGATGGCTAGGTTGATTGCCGACGTACTGATCTCTTTCCCCTCACGGATCGCAGCCTCCTTGATCCGCGAAAAAGCGATACTGCGTTTCTCCTCGCCAGTCAGATTACCTGCAGCCAGCTCCGATACCACCGCCAAAGCCAGGTCCCGGATGCTCTCCACGGCCTTTCCGGCCAACGTGGCGGCTACCCTCTGGAAGAATCCGCTCCCCTTGATCCGACTGAAAATCTTTTGAAAAATCCCCATCTGTTCTCCTCACTCCATCTTTCCATGGCAGTTTACACCCACGAAGAACGTCCCGATCTTCACATCACTCAACCGGGCCCCATCCTCCCATCTCGGGATTACCTTTACGAAAGGCCGGCAATCCCAGCCTCGCGCTGTGCACGAGCTTGTCAACATGACCGACACCAGGACCGCAAGCATGGCAATGCGAGTCCTCAACTCCACGGGTCCCTCAAATTAGGCTTCGAAATAAGCGTGCTGGTGAAAAACCGCCTCGAAACCCAGATAAAAATACCCAGCAAAGCCATGATCCTCGAAAACATCCCCTCCGGGACCGACACGTTGAAGTCCGCGAACAATCCCAACAAAATCGACTGAGTGAACGGATCCTGTATCGCGGCCAGCAGAATGATGATCTTCGCCCCCCATTCGATCTTGCTCTTTACGGGCGGCTTGGAGGGAAGCTCCACCTGTACCGTTGACTGTGCCATTCAAACCTCCTTCCAGAATAGGTGCCGGCCGATCCTCCGGCAGAAGACCATCCTCAACGACCTCGTCCAGCTGGGACGGATGGACTCCGAGTGGTAATGCGTGGCTCCATGCGTAGGGTCATCCGCCCTTCGCTCATCGGTGGACAGCTCCAGCAGATATGCTGCAACGTCCCTGCAAACAGAAATGGAGTCATCGTTCAGTTCTGGCCGCGTTAATTTGGCGAAATTCGGATCGTCGGTATTGAAGCACGAGAACTGTTTGCTCCTCAAAATCACGCCCTTCAGACCCTTGCCGAATCGTCCGTCCTCACGCCGGTTAAGCACGACATGACCGACGGCGCTCATGCCATCGATCCCCTCACCTCTGGCCTCCCCGTAAATACACCTAGCAAGCAACTCGGTCTCATCGAGTCCCTTCAAATACTCTAAACCTCCTCGTTTCGTGGCCGGCAGACTCACAGAAGGACCTCCCTGTGGGTTGATGGTGATTTTTTCCTCATGCCATCAAGTGTTAATTGAACACCAGCTGTTATCAATGGGCTATCCTACAGGATGGACAGAATGGACAAAAAAAGGGCGACCCACAATGGATCGCCCTTTTCCGTAGGGGCGAATGATTATTCGCCCCTCTCCACAAAACCGATTAAGCGTTTGTCCAAAAAAAAAATGGCCGTGACGAGTGGTGCTAAGGCAAGTAAAGCGGCCCCCCCCCCCGACCTCACGGTATCCGGGCCACTCGCCACGGCCACATGTCTCCCGGCTGGCCGGCTGAGAAATCGGGTCTGGCGTTCGTCGTTCCCCTTTCAGCGGAAGCCCCGCAAGGGCGGGAAGCCCTCTCTACTTTCTTAGCGCCATCCATCCTGCCAAAATGGAAAGCGCTTTGCCAATCTTTTTGTTTGAAGGGTTCAACAAGCCGCTCCGTTCCGGTTGAACTCAAATTGAGGCCGGTTGCTGAGTCTCCCGAAAAACCTTCAAGCATTTACGGTTTACATACCGACATTACCGCACGCAACGGCCGACCACGCGGCCCTGCTTGTCATAAAAAACCCTCTTGCCCTTGTATGCCCTGGCCGTACCGATCACCCTGCCCCGCTCGTCCTGAAAGACCGTCTTGTCTCTATACGTCCTTGCCGTTCCCGTCACCCTGCCCCGCTTGTCCTGAAAGACCGTCTTAGGTGTCTTTGCGCAATCGCCAGGCATGGCTGGCCTGGACATCAGCAGCACGCACGCTGCGGCTAACACCAGATGTTTAAACCAGGTCATGTCCCCCCCATTTCCCATGCGGGCAAATGATTTATTTGCCCCTCCCGCTAAACCCCTGTCAGTTTCCTGACGGATGCTGATTTGATCCTAACGGATCGTTTCACCTTAACCGATTCAAGCACCTGACTAGCGCAGAGCTCATACACCTTAGACTGGCATATTCTCAGGATACCTGCAACTTCGTCAGGCCTCAACAGGCATTTGCACTGTAATATTCTCGCGTCCGGAATCGCATGATCACCGCTGTCCACAAACAACGGCACCATCGTCTTGCGGAAATCTGTATTGGACATATCCACTCCTTCCCCGTCTCAGGCCTGCCGAAAAGCTGGCCTGAGACGACACGTGTCGCACAAAAACCGATTTCAGACCAACTCTTTGTCACGCGGAGCGGACCAGTCCGGCAATCACCTGTCTGGACGACGCAACATCCAGGAACCTTTCGTGCTCCAGCTTGGTTACGTGTTTGATGTAATTTCGATCATTCCAACGCGATTTGCGATGGAGCCATTTAATCTGCCTCCATTGCGCAGCACTGCATCCAGGCGGATAATCATCTTTCGCTGGCCTCTGATTTGGAGTGACCGCACTGGACACCAGGCGCATCCTGTGCAGAATCCCCTTTAGCTCACCGCTGTCCACAAACAACGGCACCATCGTCTTGCGGAAATCTGTATTGGACATATCCACTCCTTCCCCGTCTCAGGCCTGCCGAAAAGCTGGCCTGAGACGACACGTGTCGCACAAAAACCGATTTCAGACCAACTCTTTGACACGCGGAGCCTTGTCGATACGGACCAGTCCGGCAATCACCTGTCTGGACGACGCAACATCCAGGAACCTTTCGTGCTCCAGCTTGGTTACGTGTTTGATGTATCCTCTCAAATTTCGATCATTCCAACGCAATTTGCGCTGGAGCCATTTAATCTTCCTCCATTGCGCAGCACTGCATCCAGGCGGATAATCATCTTTCGCTGGCCTCTGATTTGGAGTGACCGCACTGGACACCAGGCGCATCCTGTGCAGAATCCCCTTTAGCTCACCGCAGTCCATGTTGGAGCAGCTGGATTTGCCGGTCCATTGCTCCAAGCAAGTGACGTACTCCAGATCGTTCATTCCGATCTCTTTTTTCAAGATATGAATCTGAGCCAGCAGGCTTGTGCGGCTTGATTTCATCTTAAAACCTCCATGGTCCAGCTGATATCCCTAGGCTATGGCCGTCTCAAAGGGCTCCACCACGAAGTCCTCACTCTGGGCAATCGTAATCCCCTTTACCACAATTACAGAGTCGGGCTCGGCCAGCACGGCCTCTTTGTTCACCTCTTCTTTGATTCTGATAAAGCGATCCAGGCCAAAGCTCCGCAACTGTTCGATCACCTGATCCGCTCCACGCACAATCACCCGGGGAGGAGTGGTCCTCCACCTGACTTCTCCTGTCTCGAGCGATGCGCGCTTAACCTTTCCACCATGTGTAAGTTCGCTCCGATTAGCTTCACACCAAATCTGCACACCAGCCGTCAGAGCCTTCACTGCCTCAATGTGCGGCCTGGCCATCTCCTCGTATCGTTCCTTGATCGCCGCCATCTCCTCATTCATCTCCGTCTCGATCCGAGTCCGCTCGCGCTCGCGCCTCCCGATCTCGGCAATGGCCGATACCACCTGTTCACGGCTCTGGGGAACACCAAACTCCACCGCTCTCTGCCTTATTCTCCTCATGCCATATCCCCTTGCTTGAACGAATGGAAATTGCGCCTGATCCACCACCGGATTTGGGCTTCCACCGTGCGTTCCTCATTTTCGGCGATCCGTTCGATTTCCTTCAGGAGATCCGGGTATCTGGACAGATCGATCCACACCCCGTGGGGACACGCCGCATTTTCCTTTGTTTTTTTAACATCCACCCTGCTGAGTTTATAGCATTTATAGCAATCACGGCACCAGTAATCCAACCCATCCTTGCTGTTTTTGTTGTGGTAGAATTCCTCGATGCTTTTGATCTCTTTGCACTTGCTGCAGCGCTTCATCCCATCCTGAACACTGCCCTTTGAGACTGCTCTCCCCAACGCTTGACTCATCATCGTTCCTCCCTTGGCGAGATGACCACTCTGTCCCAGAACTATTAGTTTCAGCTCCTCCACATCCTTGTCGTCAAATTTACCCTCGCGCGCGGCGATCCCCTCGCTGCACCCCCAGCAACTGGGGAGTCCACGTTTGATATGAACTCGGCTCTCCCGATACTCTTGGTTGGCGATGCATGACGCAACGGTGATCGTGGCATGCATTCTCTCACACCTCACGGCCTACCCTCCGTCCATGCGGGACAACGAGAAACCTGCAGCTCCCGATGATTTTCACAACCGAGAATTCCTGCATGCCCACCCGGATGCTGTCTCCGGTCTGCAATTCCAAGACTCTCACTCCTCGTCTTGACCGGTCGGTTTTCCATTCGGGTTCCATTACCAGTTTCAGAGCCATCGTTCCTCCTTAAGGTTGATTGCATGGGGCGATAATATGTCTTCCGTAGGGGGGCGACCGGCCGGTCGCCCCCCCTACGTTTTAAACTATATACATGCGCACTATCCCACGATCGCCCAATTCTTAGACCCCTCCAGCCTCTGAAGGGCCCGGCCGGTCTTGAGGGCCGCCGTGATTTCGTCGTAATAATCCGGGTCGTCCAGGTACGTTTCGAAGCTCACCCCGGCATAAAGCCCCGCCCGGCTTCTCCTGTACCGCTCCTGGAGGTCTCTTCGCAGCTTCCACTTCGGGAAAATACGATGTATCATCCCTCTTCTCATCTCCTGTCCTCCTCTTTTTCATTCACATAATCAGGGTTCGGAAACACTTGGATAAACGGCCTTACACCGCAAAAATCGCACTTCATGCAGTACCAGTATTTGACCGGTTCGTTCTTCGATTCGAACCAACCCCACCGTATCAGCTTTTCTCCACAGTTCTTGCAGCACGGGACCGCTTCCTCCCACAACGCCAAATCACTCATCATCTTCCCTCTATCCATCAGCCATGAGCCATCACGCCCCCGCCGGCCGGAACATCAGCCCCAAAGCCTCTTCCACGTCCCCGGAAAAGAGCTTCACCAGGTCCGCGAGCTTTTCCAGGTACCGGAAAAAACCGCCGCGTCGCGCCTGGTACACCACGGGTCCAGCCTTTTCCATCGCATCCGGGTAGTCCTCGACCAGGCTCTTCCAGTACATGGCCAGGAATTCGTCCGTCGGGGAGCCGACCTGCCGCAGGTATCCGATCCGGCTGAACACATACGTCTCCCCGGCTTCGCTCACGGCCTTGTGCAGGACCGGGAGCCCCACCAGCACCACGCCGCACCCGGATTCGTAAAGCTGCCGGAAGACCTCCACCAGCCGCAGCACGTTGCGGCGCGTGCGGTTCCCCATGAGCAGGTCCGCCTCGTCCACGATCAGGAAGCGGCCCCCGGCCGCCTCGCACAACCTGGCTATCTTGGCGTCGTTGCCGCCGTCGGCGCTCACATTCCACAGCCGGCAGAGATCCCCGAGCAGTCCTCCGAGGGATTGACCCATCCTGGCCGTGTAAACGTCGGCCCCGTAGCTGGACCCGTACCGGTTCACCACCCACGTCTTTCCTACCCCGGACGCCCCGACCAGTACCGCGAAATCGTGCTGTTTTCTCACCAGATCCATGAGTACCCATGCCTGCTTCTGTCCGGGCGTGATCATTGGCGCATCCTCGCAGCTCCGCTCGTCGCCAGGCCCCTCTTCGCCAGGAGCCTCGCGGCCACACTCAGCTCCGCCGCCTCCACTCGGCCCGATCCTTGATTCAAGAAGGCTCCGGATCTCTTCCACCACCTCGTCTCTTCCATGGTACTTGCCGTTGATAACCTGGCTCACGGTCGCCTTGGATCTACCTGTAGCCCGTACGACCTCCGCCACGCTCATTCCGCTCGCTCTAAACAATCCAAGCATCGCCGCCATGCTTCCTCCTTTCATTTGCCTGCGGTCATCGCCTCAAACATCCGCTCAAGCTTCTTCCCGGCTTCGGCCGTCTTGGGCTTGAGCTCGCTTCTCGCCTTCGCATCATCCGCGGCCTGCTTTGCCGCACGGCTCGCGGGAACCACCCTTATCACCTCGGCCCTCCTGGCATTCGAGGCCGAGGCCTCATCGGCCTTGAGGAGACCGAATCCGTCAAAGACAGAAACCATTTGCTCCTTCCACCAGCGCCGAAGCTGCGCCTGGCGGATAAGCTTCTGCCTCAATCCCGCCGTGTCCCTGGGGTCTTGAACGTTCCACGGCTCCGCCAGGTCGATGTAGTTGCCGTCGAGATCGCAGATGATGGCGGGCGCCTCAACGTCATAAGGGTCAACGCTCACCCAGACCTTTTCCTTGAGCCCGGAAAGCCTCGGCGAGTAGAAGCCCCTGCGATCTCCACCCCTAACCTTGACCTCAACGACACTCTGGCGGGGCATACGCTCGAACCGCGGAAGAAAGAGGTAATCGAGCGTCCTTTCATCGAATTGAACCCTCGATTGCTGCATGAGCCCTGAAAAGAAGACGTTTGCCGGGATGATTGGAGCGTCTTGCTCCTTTACGCGACATTCCTTGTTGTTGTGCGCCGATACCAAATCCATGAAGACGGCGAGGAACTCCTCTGTGGATAGGAGCCTGCCCTGGAGGCGCGCCTGTTTCAGGTGCCGGTTGCGCTCTTTGCTCACCCAGGCATCGGCATCGCGCTTGCGGTAGCCTTCGAGGAAGCGGTTTGCAAGCTCGCGCTCAAGGATGTTCATCTGGTTTTCGATGGGCTTCATCCAGGGAACGCCGGCCCTGGCCTTTCTGTGCCTAACTCCTTCAAGGCCATCGTCTTCCCCGTCCAGGCCCGTATACTTCGCCCGGTATTCGGCCGGACCGGCCAGCGTTGCGTAACCCGAAAGCCCGGCAATGATTTGAGCCGTATGCTTGGATTTGGCTTCAGGCTTACCCCAGTCGGTAAAGACCTCATCCATGATCCCGTACCGGCATACCTCCCGCAGGCTCAAGCCCACCGTGAAGCTGTTGTAGTGCCCGAATTCCGGCCAAACCCCGGCCCAATACCTCGATGTGCAGTCCATCCAGAGGTAGCACTCGGGAGTAAAGACTTCGTCGGTTGCGGGGTCAAAAACCTGGTAGTCAAAGATATGCTGGTCGCCGCAAAGAACCGTCATGACAGGAATCTTGAGCCATGCCCGGATGATCTTGGGAATATGGTCCTTCTCGAAGCCTACCGCACCCTTTCGAATCTGGTCCCATATGCTCTGAGGAATTTTTGAAACCGCGCGAGTGAAATTCGTGTAGTCGCCTATCTCCCAGCCCGTCTGTTTTGCCTTGTCCACCAGGGCCGCATAAGCGGCCTTCTGGCCGTTTCTCAGGTTCTTTGCGTAGATACTGAGGCCAAACGCCAGGGCTTCGGGTTCGAATTTTCGCGTCTTTGGAAGCTCTATCTTCGTGACTGGAATGCCGCATCCGTCTGCGAGCTCAATCTTTGGCGCCGTGGCATCCTTCACGCGCCAGGCTTCAACTTCGTCTGCCCAGCGCCTAATGGTCGGCTCGGATTTTCCGTATCTCAGGGCGAGCTCCTTAACCACAGCCCCCTTATCCCCCCAGCCCGCTTCTTCCAAGGCCATTGCGCATGCAAGTTTCGCATGGACTTCCGGATCGATGAGCCTGGCCGGGCTTAAACTTAGCTTGCGAGACCTCAGCCAGGCTTGCATCTCTTCCTCGGCCGGCTGCTTGAGCTCCGGCCGGATAAGCCCGAGAGCTTCCTTGATGTCGCGCGGAAGGTCTGAGAACTCGAATTCCAGGTCCCCTCTCTTGTTCAGGACGCGCCCATTCCAGCCCTCATTCTTGATGCGCCGCCGAATGTAGCGTGGGCTGCATCCCTTGGCTTTTGCGATCTCGCTTACCGTGTACCGCCTCATGCCCCCCCCCGCACCAGAGCTAATCCTTGTGATCGCACTGCAAATCATGCGAATAACCGCACGCCTTTCGCCAAAGGGCGTCCTGGATATCTTGCGGGAGCTTTGAGAATTCAAACTCATAGCCTCCGCAGCTTCTAACCAGGACCCCCGCCCAGCCCTCATGCTTCGCACGATGCTGAATCCATCTCGGCGTGCAGCCCATTGCCTCCGCAATCTCTGAAACCCGGTACCGGCGTGTTTCGGTTGCCGCATCACGACCGGCTTGGCCGGCCCTGCGCTCCGCGACCATCTGGCACAAGCCCGCGGCAAGCACGCCGGCAGATCCCCCAAGAACCACACCTACCCCAAACTCCAACCAGGCCATTTCTCCATCCTCCCTCTGCTCGCGGCGCGCCCAGGCGGGCTACGCCGCATCCTTCATGTCTTCCGGAAGGTCCAAAATCTCGGGCGGGCACCCCTTTTCAAGCAGGTAGCCGAGCACGCGCCGGTTATTCTTTCTCCCGTGGATCGTACAGGTTACAAGAGCCCGTCCAACCCCAAGCTCCCTGGCGATCTTGGCCGGACGGTTTCCGCTCCTGATCATCCAAACCCATATTTCATCAACGTCCCTTTTCCCGGCCTTAAGCTTCACAGCCACAACAAACCTCCATTTGTCTCCGATCACGATTTGAGCCGCCTCAAGCGCGCCTTCAGGTTCTTCTCTTCGCGCTTGAGCTCTTCAAGGCTCCCGGAAATGCGCTTGACTTCATCTTCGAGCTGGCGCTTTCTTGCTTCGAGGCATCGATCCCCTTTTGCCCAACGCAGCATGAAGTCAAAGGGGTCGATTGCGGCCCCGCATACATCACATTCAAGCGAACGGCTTTTCTCGCAAACAATGATTCTTGGATGCTTGCACCACTTCGCCTCGCGAATCCGAATCAGCGCCCTGTCCGGGTCAAAGCGGATAACCTTTGTGCCATCTTCCATCACATCAAAGCTCCGCTTCGATCTGGCGCATTCTCTTGCGGCTCTTGCGCGCATTGTGATATTCCCTGGCCCATTCCAGGAGCTTCACATCATCGGAATCGATCACCATTGCCCCAAGCGGCCTTACAAGAGCCTGTATTCCGCCGTTGTCTCCCACTACCGCGCAAAAAATGGGCAGTGCCTGGACGGTCGGCACATACTCAAGAGCCTTCGGGTTGAGCCATTTTTCAAACGTGTCTCGCCCGAGATCCCCGTTTCCTTTGACCAGGCGCACCCCGAAGCGTCTTGCCAGCTCATTCATGCGTTCAAGAATTTCGTCGCGGGAAAGCCCGCACATCTTGGCCGAAACATTCATCGCCTCCTTGATGCCGGCGACCACATTCAGGCTCGTTGACGAAAACATGTTGAGCTGCACCGGTCTTTTCATTGACATTCCCTCTGGCACTAGACTTGTGGAACAAATCCGTACTGCTTTTGCAGCGGCCGATCAAAATTCGTTTCCCCATCTGGACTCTGGGGGAATATCTCCAAGGTGTCTATGTACGTGGTTCGATTAAGCCGACTTAGCCGATTCCTGATTGCCTTCCGGGTACCCTTGATGCAGGTGAGGGAAAAGTATCCGTAGAACGCAACAAACCTTGGCTTCCTCTTCATGGCCGATCTCCCGAAATCCATCCGCCGTCACCCTCATTTATCGTCCGATCTTTTCCTTTTTCGGATGTTGACCCGTACACCATCCTTGAAGTAATGTTGCGCTGTGCAGGGTGGTGTACGTGTTCACCATGGATACCTATATACACCTGAATCGGTGGAGTCAAGGTCAAAGATAGATATTTGGGTGGTTCCCAAAACAAATAATTGCCTTATGCCACCCGTTTGGAGGTTATTCTTAGTTATCTCCTGATGTTACTGTGCTGGTTCCGCAAATTTCCTTGGTTCCCAATTTAGTTCCCAATTTTGTGTTCAGATTGGGAACTAAATCTGGACTCCTTGGTTGGTCTAGACTGGACACCCGAATAGATGTTAGCCTCAAGAATGAAAACAGTCAGAGGAGACCTTCCGCAGAAAGCTTTCGCCAACCGGCTTGCTGTACACGTGAACACTGTCCAGCGATGGGAAGCGGGCACAAGGCTTCCCTGCGCCGACGACCTACTCAGAATGCAGCAACAGTTTGACATCAACATCAACTGGCTGCTCAGCGGGGATGGTCCAAAGCATCTGAGCGAGCTGGAGCAGCCCAGGCCTGCGGAAGTGGTCCCCATCGAGAATGGCTTCATTGAGTCATTCAGGACTTGGGTGGCCGAGCTGATCAGCGAGGATTCTGCGTATAGGGGATGGTTCAAGGTCCAATTAATGAAGTGTTTCCCTGAATTTAAGGAATGGGTCGAAAAAAAACAGGGAGGGAGGTCATCTGAGAATAGTAGTCCCATGACCCACGAGAACAGCGCATAGGGGCGCTCTTGGTGGGAAAATTTGGTTCGTAATCGAGTTTTTCGTGTTTTTAGGCGCAGACTCTTATATATTCATGGATGTTAGCGTCTTACGCTTCCTGTTCGCAAAGATCAGGTGGTTCGCAATTCGGTTCGCAATCGGAGTGAAAAATTGCGAACCAGGTAGCAACAGAAGGATCACCTTAAACATTCATACAAAAGGAGGTATAAAAATGGCTCTGTCTAAATGTCGTGAATGTGGCAATCAGGTGAGCACCGAAGCCAAGACATGCCCGCAAGCGCCGCCTCATACCACGGCAACATATCATCCCGCATCTTCCACGACTCTTCCTGTCAACACTACGACTGCAAAGCTTGCACGGCCACCTTCACCACCCGCCAACAAGCCCTCGACGCAGGCTACAGACCCTGCAAGAAGTGCGGTGCAAAATGACCCCCACCCCAGTTTGCAAACAGTTTATAAACAGTTCGCACCCCAAACACCCCTCCCCACTTTTGATCACCAAAACGCAATTTCAACCGCAAAATCCCCACCCTCAACCCACCCACGAATTGCGTTTTGATCACACCCAAAATCCCCCAATCCCACGAATTCACACCAAATCCCGCCAAATCCCAAAACATCCCCAAAATCATCAAACCCAATGCAATTTCCTTGTGCGGTGATACGCCCTCACCATGTGGTCGCCCGCCGCCTTGGACGCCGAATACGGGCTGTTGGGAGCGCAGGAGGACTGTTCGCTGAAGGGGGGATCGAAAGGGTTCAGGGACCCGTATACCTCGTCCGTCGACACATGCAGGAATCGGAAAGCCTCCTTTTCCGCTCCCGGGAGCTTCTCCCAGTAACGGCGGACTTCGTCCACAAGACGAAAAGTCCCCAGCGCATTTGTCCGAACAAACGATTCGGGATCCTCGATGGACCGATCCACGTGGGATTCCGCGGCAAAAT